AACTTAGACTTCTTGTCAGAACGTTTGGCGTATGTACGGCCTCGTGATTGCGACATCTGGGGTATTGACCCAGAGTTCGAGAATAATCTGGCCGGGGGGATCTTACTCTGAGTCGAAGAGTTCATCAGATCCAGGGATGTGACACATACACTCGTCTGGCTCGTTGGTGCAGTGAGCGCAAGTGTTGCTGCGCTCGTCCGGGGCATCACGTGTAACGTTGATTACGCTCGATATACGGCGTGTTAGTTGAACGATGTTCTCAGGATGGCACCTGTACATTTCTTCCGGACTGGTGGGTGCGGTTATCGCTATGTAGCGTGCTCGGAGTTGTTTTGAACCACCCTTTACTTCAACTCTCATCGCATACCTGTCAAGCAGGCGCAACATGCGGACGAACCCACATAGGTCTGGCCTGAAGTCGTCGATCAGCACACATGCGTGACCGTCATAGCCATCCCACCATTTCGCGGGCGTCTCCGCGGTGTAAACTTCACCGTGTTCGGTCAGCCACTCAAGAGCGGCTCGGGTCTTGCCGACTCCGCTCTCGCCATAGTACCAACGGACCTCTGGCTTGTAATCGCGTTCGGGCTCATTATACTTGAGCCACTCCTGGGCGATCTTGAGACACTGGAGATTGACATCCATGTCTACCAAGTCTCGATAGGTAACGCCGTTACGCAGTAGCTCGCGGACGTTAGCAATATCGACTCTTTCTCCCTGTTGTGGGAGGGTACCGTGCTCTAGAACGAGCTCGTTGGGAACCCCGTCTGTCGCGGGTTTCGTGCAGTAAACATAGTTCTGCTGAGCCGTGCCGCGTGCAGGCTCGAAGTGTGCTCTAGGCATGGCCTTATGTAGAGCGTGGAACGACTTACCGTCGTGGAAAACGATGTAACCTTGATAGTGCGGTGTACCCGTTGTTGGAGCGTGCTCCAATTGAGCAATGACGTACCGTGACGTTTGCGCTAACGCTAACAATGCTCTTTTATCTCGGTCTGTGGGATTATTCAGCGTAAAGCACCATGCGCGGGTGCGTGAGGTCATGGTGGCGGTGGGTGGTTACCCTAGCCTGAAAAAATAATCTTAGCTCCACAGAAGATGAGTGGAAATTCTAACCACTCATCTTTTTGTGCACGGCCGGGGGTTTCGTAAACGACGCCGGCCAGGGTGTTAGGACACCCTGGGGTGAGATACCCCGGTGATTTATACTGTAATCTGGTGATTCAGCCTGATAGAAAGGTCGAACGAAGGTGTATCCGTGTTCGATTCTGCTGCGTCAAGTTTGTAATTGGACGCGCGTACCATGAGGTACAGTCGGTTTTTTGGACGAGGCTGTGGCAGGAACTGCGTGGCCCCGTTAACTGCGTAATCCGAATCGTCTCCGAGTTTGACATCGGTATCGATGATCGTAGCCTTTTCGGTGTAGGAAATGATCTTGTTCATTGCCACGAACATAGACACAGTCTTGACCTGAGGGTCGGTGTCGCCATCGTCAGCCGAATTAGGCTGGATGATGAACGACTCGGTCCTGAGGACCTTCATGCGGTTGCGGAACGCTCCGCCTGTATTTGCAATTGGGTTAAACACGAGAGGCTTAACTAGTGACTGATAGAAATCCGTCCTCTTTGTAGTCTGCCCAGTGGTGGCGGCAACGCCATCATGATTGGGCACCAGCTCATCGTCAAGAAACTTGACTAGCTGGATTGTGTATTGGGTCGCCTTTGACTTGGCTCCCCAGCAGTTCAGCTTGATGTTAGCTGACTTGAGCATCGTCTTGCTGCAAGCGACGAAGGGAGTTACCACTGAGGGGGCGCGCTCGACCTGGAGGCTGGAAGTGGGTGCTGTGATTCCTGCTGCACCATCGCATGATTTAGTGTCAAATGCAACGTCTCCGGTGGCAGTAATCTGAGTCATCTGGACCATAGGAAAACCAGATGCTCCGCCGTTCTGCGATAAAGCAGTTAGGTCGAAAAGAAAAAGAGGCAGGTCTCTACGGCCTGCCGTGACAACGCGGTTGTTGCACCAATAGTATCCGCGGGTGTCGAACGGGCGTACGCCGTTCCAACGAAGCAGTACGGTCTCTAGATTAGAACGCGTGAGCTTCAATGCAGTCTGGGCTGCAGTCGATTTACGTCCCAGTGTCGTCTTCGAAGACGACTGTCCACGTTGCTGGACTTGCTGGGACCAAGTGCCCTTGCCGGGGCCTTTGGAAAAGAATTCCTTGGGAGGGCGGCTCATGGACATCGATGCAATCTCGTCCATCGCCTTGTTACGTTTAGCTGATGTGGAAGCGGTCAAAGCCGTCTTCTTCAGCACGTCAAACTTAGACTTCTTGTCAGAACGTTTGGCGTATGTACGGCCTCGTGATTGCGACATCTGGGGTATTGACCCAGAGTTCGAGAATAATCTGGCCGGGGGGATCTTACTCTGAGTCGAAGAGT